CTGTTGATGATCTGGGTAATCTTATTGATAAGAAACCCTCACCGGAATCTAAGAAGATTTGTAGTGAAACCTTAAAGCAGTACCGGTCTGTGTTTAGTCAGGCGGCAGAATATGACTTTGGTTATACCGAGGTCAACGAGTGTGCTCAAATGTTGAACTACTGGCTTGCCAGACGATTTTCCGGGTTCAATGCTAACTTTAAGTATCAGATAAAGCAGTTGCCTATCTGGGCGACATTTATCGTAATTGCCTACGGTAAGAACCATGCCGCAGGCAGTACCATTAAGTTTGTTTCAGATTTTAAGGAGTGGTGTGATAGTCTTGATGATGATACAAGTAATTGCTGGGCTTTGCCTTATGGGATATTCAACATGACTAAGGTAATCGAACCCGGAAACTTCACCGTAGATGCTATGGTCATCTATGACATACTTATCAATGGTTGTCTATATCAGTTAATGGACTGCAAGATACCCATGGATCCCTCGTTTATCGCTAAGTTGGTTAAGGAGTATAAGCCTGATAAGGCACATGCCGTTAAGACCAGATTTACAAAGCAGGCAGAACTTATTGATTTCTTAGGGTTACATGCGACTATTGTGGAGGAAGATGTATGAGTAGATTATATTCTTCCACTAACAAGATTAAGTTTACTGCCATTTCCGAAACTTATAAGGTTCAGCGAAATGTAAAGGGCATATTAAACGATCTGCACTCGTCTATTATTACTTATGTCATGGATCACTATGACGGTACTTTGGCTTATAAGCAGAAGGTAGTAAAGGTCCTCAATATCTTGACTTATGCCGTATATGCCTCAGAGCCGTTGCCGTTTAACTGGAATAAGAATGATCCGTTTAATAATATGCCGGACATTGATGATGACCAGATCGAGGAAGTTCTTGGCAACATTTATCTGACCGTAGATGCTATCGACTGGAATATCCAAGCGGTAGATACACCTATGACGGATATAGATATAACTAAGCCCATAGATAAGCCAGCGGCTAAGCCGATAGTGATTACATCTGATACTAAGGTTAAGGACATTACTGTAAAGGAAACTCCCTCAACTGATTTATATATTCAGGCACCGGAACTTCCACAGTTTGATGTTACAAGACCTTGGATTCAGAAACAATGCGGTGCAGACATGATGACTATCTATACGACTTTGCCTGAGGTTCCTTTAAGGCAGAGAGATGTATCAATAACCACCGATATAAACAAGATGACGGATATTGATTTAATCAAACTTTATCCTAACCATATTATCCATACTCGTGCTCCGATTATGTACGAGCCGCAGACTAATATGGACTTTGATAAGGACTTGGGTGTTATCCTGCCTATTGATGACTATTCCAGAGATCAGGTTGTAGAGAACATCATCAAGTACCCACATCTGTATAAGTTAGTTCGTGAGCAGAATAACGAGTTAGTCAGTTTCTATGCTTACATGGAAATTGACGGGGAGTTGCGAGATACCCTTGATGTTTGGGATAGTCTTGAAATTTCAAAATGGATCCCTAAAAACGCAGAGTTCATTAAGGAGTATATCGTTAGAAAATACTTGATGGATATTGAATACAAGGGTGCTACTTTCAAATACCCGTTGTATGGAACCTTAGATCCGTACCTCACTTTGTTTATGCCAGCAGATGAATATACAAAGCGAGGCTATAATGCCGTTGAGTTAGCAAAACAATGTGTAATGAGCAGAATATCTTATAAGCAATCTCGCAGTCCGGTACTCAGGAGAATTAGAGAAAATGAATAAGTGTATGTTTTCCGGGCATTGTATCAAAGCAACATGCGACCAGTCATGTCCGGCATTTGTAGAATCGTCCTTTTTATTGGAGCAGAACGGTATTGGTATCAATAGCGGTGTGTTCCATGCTGATCCTGCTTTGCTGAATAAATATAATCGAATTGTCGATAACTCCGAGGGTAAGTTGCAGACCGTAGTTGCCAAGAATACAAATATGGTTTCCGATCTCCTTACCTATTGCGGTATCTGCAAGCATTGTAAAGGCAGTAGATTACATACTGTTGTGTATAACTTAAAGTTATCTCAGCATTTAGAAATGGTACAGAACAGTTGGTCCGGGGTTTCAAACCTTGATAATCTGGAATATCAGAAGATCTGGGTAGGTAAGGCTAAGTTACTTATAGTGTCAAATATAGACTACATCAGTTTCAAAGATTTCCAATGTCAGACACTCTTATCGTTATTACAAAGTAGGGATAAGCCTGAAATGGGAACCATTATCGTAACACCGCCGATAAACACTTTGGTTGGTAGCGGCTTATTCTTTGGAAGATTACAAGAGATGTTAGGAAGAACGACAGTTAAATGACTTCGGCAATAGAGTTACAGATTATATCAAAGATACTAACTTCTGATGATGAAGCATTAGTAAATGATCTATGTGCGTATGATAGTTCGTATTATGCCGTATTCAAACCGCATATCGAATTTATCTTAAACCATAGAAATCGTTTCGGTAATGTTCCAGATGTTTTTACATTTGCCGCCGAGTTCCCTGATGTTACATTAGTCGAGGTATCAAGAGAATCTAAGGAATTTCTGGTTGAGGGTATCAAGAAGAATAAGCAACAGATCCTTCTTTTGAATACTTTTAACACTTTGAAAGACCTTGGTTCCGGTGATGTTACTCAGGCTTGGGAGTATCTTAACAACCAGTGTGCCATAGCAAGTCAGTTGTCTAATGTTCAACCTATGGATATTATTCAAGAGGCATCTGCAAGAAGTCAGCAAGTTATTGAGTGGAGTAAACAAACGAGAATACCCACCGGTTTCGCAGAGTTGGATAAACTGACTTATGGCGGTTGGTCAACCGTAGAGGAACTGGTTGTATTCGTAGGTCGAAGTAATGCCGGTAAATCTTGGTGTGCTACTCGTATGATGGAGGCGGCTCAAAAGGCTGGTTTCCCCGTAGCATACTACTCCCCTGAAATGCAGAGTGCTTATCTTGCTACTCGTTTCGATACATGGAGAGGGCATTATCAGAACAGTAAATTATTCCGTGGTACTTATGACGAGAACTATTTGAAGTATATCCAGTCATTACCCGAAGATCCTACAAGTGCATTTATTATTGAGGATAAGGATATGCCTGACGGAGTTTCCCCGGCACATCTGGAACCCTTTATTAAGAAACACGGCATTAAGTTGCTTATTATTGACGGTATTTCCTACATGGTTGATGACCGTAATGGTAGGAACGATCATGATAAGTTTGGCAACATCTGCCATGATTTGTTCCAACTTAGTAAAAGGTATGGTTGTGCCGTGGCGGTTATGGTTCAGGCTAACCGTGAAACCAAAGAATCAAAAGACGATAAGGGTATTCCGTTCCCTACCCTTTACAATATTGCTGGATCAGATGCTATCGGTCAGATAGCCACTCAGGTATATGCTATCCGTCAGATTTTTGATAAGCATGTATTCGAGTTCCGCTTGGAGAAGTCCCGTATGGCAGTCAACGAGAACAATACTTTGTCATACTCTTGGGATGTTAATACTGGTAATATGCAGTATCTTCAAGGAGAGCAGGGCGAAGATCCTATGCTTGACATGCCTAAGTCAACCGACATTTTACCTAATCCTACCGGTCCTGATAATTCTGGTCTTGATCTTGACCTCACGGATGGTGAGGACAATGTTGAGTTCTAAACTATCGTTAATATAAGTAAGCATTACATCAATAGGGGGTACTTTATGGCTAATAGAACTTTCGCTACTGACGGTTTCTGGGATAGGATAGAACTGGCTATTAAGGAGTCGGGGTTATCTAAGAATAAAATCGCTGAGAAAATGGGGGTAGAACGCAAGTCCTTGTACTCTACACCTTCGGGTAAAGACAGATCTTGGCACTCTGGAAGAATAGTTTCCTTTTGTAAGATTACCGGGGTTTCCGCTGACTGGTTACTTGGTCTGTCTAATCGTAAGACTATAAAGGCGGCTAAGGATAAGCCGATCCAGTTTCGGGTTATTGATAAGAAAACCGGCAAGGAGCCGATCTACGATTTTAATCATCTTTTCAAAATGAAATGGTTTAAGAATAGCGGTTTAATCTATTGCGACCTCGATAGTTGGTGTATTAGTGAGGACGGGTATCTTATCTTAACTGATGACTGCGGTAATGTCGGTTATCCACCGCAAGACAGATATGAAGTAATAATGCTATAAAATCAGGAGGTATTACAATGAAGATTATCGAATTTCCGTATGTACTTGATGCCGGTGATGGTAATTATTATCTTTTAGATGTTACTGATGATACCGGGGTGCAGGAGATTATCGCATTAGCAGACGAGAACTGCTACATGTTTGAAGATCCTAAAATTGCAACTGATGTTGGAAGTACCTCAGCGATATACAATGCGTTATCCAAGCAGAAGTATGATACCTTAGGGTATAAGACTAAGGAAGAACTGTTCGCCGCTTATGATGCCGTACCTGAGTTCAAAGATTCTCACGCATACTCGCTGGACGGTCTGGAAAGTGCCGTTATCGGAGTAACCTCAGACGGATCTCGTTTTGTATATGACTATAACAAGATGATCGAGGCTTTACAGACTAATGACGATATGACTGAGGAAGATGCCTTAGAGTGGTATTCCTACAATATCGAAAGATCTTTCCCGTATTATCAGCCTTGCCCGATAGTTCTGGTTTCATTTTGCGAATAATCTATGGATGTTGAACTGATATTAAATAAACTTGAAAGTATGCAACTGGTTAGGTTGAATAGACCTATCGGTGATTACTATTCTATTTATTGTCCGTTCCATAATGGCGGTCAGGAGAGAAAACCGTCATGTGGTGTTTTATTACATGAGCAGTATAAGAACGGCAACCATTATCCGGCAGGGTTCACCCATTGTTTCACATGCGGCTGGGCTAAATCTCTGCCAGATACTATTACCGAACTGCTTAAAAAGAAAAACACAAGCAAGTCAGGTTTGGACTGGCTCAAAGAGAATATTCCAGATTTTGACGGAGAAATAGGTGATTTTGATTATCTGATCCCACCGGAGTTATCTCAGAATATTCAGAATAAGTATGCTATTGATTATATAAATACCCAGATCCTTAAACAGACTGGTAACTATGTTACGGAACAAGAGTTGGCATCTTACCGCATGACCGTTCCCTATATGTACCAGAGAGGTCTGACTGACGAAATTATTGAAAAGTATGATATAGGCTATGACGGTAAATTTATCCCAGAGGGTAGAAAGAAACCGTTGCCGTGTGTTACTTTCCCGGTTAAGGACTTAAAAGGCAATACTTTATTCTTATGCCGCAGATCCATAGAGGGTAAATTCTTCCATTATCCTCGATCAGTAGAAAAGAGTGTCTATGGCATATATGAACTTCCGCATGATGTTAAATCGGTATTAGTTTGCGAGAGTTGCTTTAATGCTCTGACCGCAGTTAAGTACGGCTATCCTGCCGTGGCTCTCCTTGGTACGGGTACTACTAATGAGATAACACAACTTAAACGACTTGGGGTACAAGAATTTGTATTATGCCTTGACGGAGATGAGGCTGGTCGCAAGGGTGCCGAGAAACTTAAAAGGGCATTGAAATCGGTTGCTCTGGTTTGGACGATCCGAATGCCCCCGGACAAAGATGTTAATGACTGCACCAAAGAGGAATTTGATGCCCTTTATGCGACCAGAGAGTAACATTTGATATTATAAAATATGTTACAATACTGTTACATCAGTCAAAAGTCCTTTTAATCGCCCAACCTTATGTTATAATCGAAACTGTAAATAGGCACACACATCAAAGCCTTAACACATCAAGACTACAAAAGTACGGAGGAATTTAGTTATGCCATCAGCGAACAACTATCAGTTTATCCAGACACGCAAGATGTTCCGTGAATATCTGTCCGGCTACCCCAAGAACCCTACATACGAAGAATGGAATAATGCAGAAGATGACGATAAGGCATCTCTGCTCTATGTTGTTTTCTATCAGGAAATAACCCTCGCTTGGTATAATGCCATTGTTGCCCGTGGTGTCATTTATGTATCTCAGGAAGATGGTGTCAGCACCGTTCTTCAATACCTTATGAAAAATGTCGAGAAGATCTCGGCTGATCCTGAGAGGTATTCCCCTAAGTACATTTATCAGGTTTGCTACAACTGCTTGTTCAGCCTTGGTAGTACCCGTACAACGGATATTCAGAGAAGTGCTTGTGAGATTTCCAACGAGTATGTAAACCCGGCAGATAATGTAGCAATAAATCTTTGGGATCTGGTTCCGTCAGAGGACGAGGATCTTGAAACCCAGCAGACGAAAGAGGCTATCTGGAATATTATTCGCCACATGGGACCTAAGGCTGAAAAGGTCGTAAATCATCTCATTAACCCTACCGATACTCTCCGCAGGGTTTCCACAAAGTCCACGGAGCGTTCTACGGATAGGTTGGCAGATATTTCCGTGTCCGAGGCTGAGTATAACGCAATTATTGCGGAACTCAGAATCAAGTTGGCTCCTTATAGAGATGCCTTGCTAACTTTCTAAAACTACTTTATTCTAAGAATTACGGTTGAGGATAATTAAATATTATTCTCAATCGTTATTATTTGTAGGCGAATGATACATGATGAAACAAGATGAAACATGACAAAGCCTTATAAAATCAAAAGTCAGAAGATATAGGAGGATTGACACATGGCTTTTAAGTCCGTTGAGCAATTTAATGATGACCGTTATCACAACATGTTTAGGATAACTGATGACGGTGGTTCCGAAGATGTAGTATTCCTTTACAGATCCAAGGCAGACATGCTCGTTGCAGATGTTCACTATGTAAGGTCAAATGACTACTCCGGTTATGTTCATTGTATCGGTTCCGGTTGCCCTGCTTGCAAAAAGGGTATCAGAACACAGACTAAGGTATTTATCCCCGTTTACAATATCAGTAAGGGTGCTATTGAGTTCTGGGATAAGACTATGGCATTTGAGCCGCAGATGAACCGAGATGTATTCTCCAAGTTCCCTAACCCCTCTGAGTATGTATTCAGGATCACTCGCCACGGTGCATACAGAGATGTTAATACTCATTATGATATTGTTGCCGTAGGTAAGAACTCCACAATGAGTTATGAGCAGATCTTGGCTAAGTGTAATGCTACAATGCCTGATTATTATGAAACTATTGTTAGGTCTGTATCGCTGGCAGAGTTGACCGGTATGTTACAGTCCTCAGTTACGGATAATTCCGCAAGTATTCCTGATTATGTACCGGTGCCTCGTGCCGGCTATCAGTCCTCAATTCCCGATACTTATGTAAATACGGCAGAGGTTGTAAATTTTAATACATCAGCACCGGAAGTAGATTCCGTAGAGGGTGTGGCTGATCCTGAGGGAGATGACGAGTTCCCGACACCGAATTTCTGATAACTATTTACTAAGGATTTGATTTATGGGGTTATTTTCACAATCTCAAATAGACCAGATCAATGCAGTAGCGGCTAAATCAAAAGAAGTTCTAAAACCTATACAAGTTTCAAAGAGTGTTACTTCGACACAACATGAAATAGATGAATCAACAAGGTCTGTCCTCGAATATTTTGGGGACAGTCCTGCGATTTTAATAACCTCGGTTTCCGAACTCCACGATTATGTGTTAAAGGCTATTGCGGCTGGGTATTGCGGTATTGATACGGAAACTACTGGTCTTGATAGAATACATGATACTATTGTCGGGTTTTCTATGTATTATCCCGGTGGTGTAGAGTGTTATATCCCATGTAAGCACATAGTTCCTATATTTGAAACTCCCTATAAGAACCAACTTACCTATGAAGAAGTTGGTAGGGAGTTGCAGATGTTTGTAGATGCTAAAACCAAAATGATTTTTGCAAATGCAGACTTCGACTTGGCTATGA